TTTGCTTGTGAGGCACGCAAAGTGTGCCTGGCCCTTCGTATCATAACCGTACGGGGATGGCCTTCCTCGTACTTGCGTCCTTACGTATCAACCCTTATACCGCAGATACGGACCTGGATGTTGAAAGCCCGGTCCAGTTTATTATTATTAATAGCACTATTTATATATTATACAAATTTACAGTAATGTTTTTAAAATCAATGCCTCCGTTATGGCTGTTGATCTAAGTCCTGTTTTTAACAGGTGTGGTAAATAGTATCGAAAAAACGGGTGTCCAAGGGGTTGCTTTCAAATTCCACTACACCGTTTTTGTTCATAGTGACTATGTCTACTTGGTCTGCCACATACCAATTGTTGGTGGGTTTACCGCCCTTGTGTAAAAGATCGATCAGATCGCTGTGGATAATCTCATAAATATCTAGAGCTGCATTCATTTGTTCTATCAGGACGTCCCATTGTTCGGGGAAAATCCCATGGGTTTTGAAATAATGTTCTCGAAAGGCAGAGTCAAGGCAGTTTGTATTCTCGTTCCCTAGTTGGATGCTGTGTGCTCGTTCTCTTGCCTCCGCGTCTAGATGATTCGAATTGGTAGTGCCGGGTCGTTGTCCTAGTCTCAGTAGCATATTTGAAAGTGCATCGTAAACCTTAACGCCGGTGAATCTCAAGTTCATTCCCTCTTGCCATGCTAGCTCCTTATTTAGTAATGTAATGGCGCCGTCTTTCCCTTTCGGATTGTTCATGGTCCAGGAAACTAATTGCAAAACTCTGTCAATCTTCCTCACCATTCCAATTCCACCCTGCACGTTTTCTAAAATGATGTTGCTGCAAAATTCAGTGCCGTTAACTTCTTTTGAGATGTCGAATAATCTTGCCACCTGTCCAAGTCCAAAAATAACTTCCTTGTCGGGTTCGTGGTGGTAAACGTAATTGAGGGCAGCGCTTTTGAAAGGACCTAAATGGATGGTTTTTAGCATGATCCAAGTGTCGTCGCCAGCTGCGAGGAAAAAGAAGTCTTTCCTGACTAAGTTGTAAGTAAGACCAGCTCGTGTGCCAATAAATATTATGTAAACTATGTTTCTGAGAGTGTTACCTAGGGTGGTGTCCATCTTTCCTGTGGCTTGGGTGCCATATATGACGTATTTAATGTATACTTCGCCCGAATTATCTTTCAAAATAACGGTTTGGGTGGTCTCGCGGATGATTGCCTCTAAGAAAGGTAGGGGAATGAAATCGGGAAGTAGGTGTTGTAGCCTGGGAAGAAAGTGTAGATATATGGGCACGTTAACCGTTTCGTAGATATTTTGTGTTGTGTTGAATCAAAAGCGGAACCGTCGACGCAGAAAACTCTGTATTGGCCGTTGATTGTTTTATATTTGTTGATGCGTGCTGAGATTTGTGTGGTGTTAAGGCCGCTCCCGTAACATTTTAAATTCTTTTTTGCCATTTGACTTATTAAATGAGTGAAATAACCGAATAGAACTTTACCGGCATCGCTTTGGGCTGTTATGTTGCGAGCTTTAACTTTGGAGATGTGGTCCAGGAAACAGAGTTTTTCATCGATCTTTGGGTTGGCTTGATATTTCTTGGGATCGAATCCTAATTCGTCTTTCAAACTCTGTATGGCAGATAAATAATTGTTTCTTTGTCCAGTAGGGAACTTCTCCATATATTGTTCGAAAGTGTCGAAGTTGACCTCTTTGCTTTCTAAAATCTTTATGACATCGGAGACTATTGGGGTTAGTAAAGAGACGACTTTTTCATCAGGACGGACTTT